TTTCAACTTCGGCTATTTTCTTTGTTGCTGATGGCAACTCACCTGTTGGTGATGGATACAGTTCTGCTCTTTTCTTGGCAACAGCAGATTGAATGTCAGAATACAAGGTTTTTAAGTCTGAAGCAAAGCCAATGTCATTCTCAGCAAGAGACTTCAATCTTGTAGACAAAACAATGTTATCAAGTCCCGCTACGCCTACTACACTTTTCTCACCAGTAACAAACTGAAGTCTTTTTTGCACTTCATCAAGTCTGTTTTTCAAAGAAGGATCGGCCTTAAACGCTTCTGCCAATAAGTCTTGCGCCCGTGATAAGCCTTCAACCTGTGCTAAATCTTCAACATTAAAGTCTTTTATACGATCTTTTGCTTTGCCAAATAGCCCTTCTGCGGCTTTGCCAACGCCAACACCTGTTCCTAACGCAAGCGTAATTCCACCAATAACTTGTCCTAATGGGCCAGCAACCTGTTCGCCTACTGTTCCACCTAGTTCTCCAGCCATTCCAGGAATTGTTGCCAATCCCATCCGCAATCCTGTTGCCCCTGCTTTAAGAGGGCCACCTAATATTGTTGTTGGATCAAATGCCGCCTCTATTCCTGCACCAGCATACTTTTGTGCCGTAGTAGCAGGACGCATAGCCGTATCAACACCAAGACGTTGTTGTATGTTCTCTGTTGTTAACCCCAACATTTCTGGTTGTGTAGGAAATGCTCCAGCAAAAGTTCCAGTTTGTTGTGCGCCACCAGAAGTTAAAGCAGATGGAAATCCTGTAAGACCTCTTTTTGCACTTTCTACTGCAAACTCCATAAATGATGGTGGTCTTTGTTCTGTTTCACCCATAAGCATAGTTGCCGCAGGGCCACCACTTTCAGCGGCAAATTGTTTTTGCAAATACGCTATTGCATCATTTTCAGACGCACCTTCAGGAGCATCTACTTCATACTGCGATCCGTCTGGTGCTGTAACAATAAATTTAGCCACAATATCGCCCCTTAATTAATTCTTCTTGCTGAGAATCCAGTTTGCCCAGATGGTTTTTCTACATTAGCAGGTGGGTTTTCCACACCAGTTTTGGCTGGTGGCGTAAATTGTTTAAACTTATCCAACTGCTCATCAATAGATTGTATAAATGATTCGTAATTAGGGCTTTTTGTATAGCCAAGTTGCTTTGCTTCGTTGATAACAAAATTCTTTTGCTCAATTAGCGCACCACGATAGATGGCAGAAACATATTTTTGTGCTTCTTCTTTTTGTTGCCTTGTTCCTCTGCCACTAAAGAATTCAGTTGCAGATTGTGCTAATCTGTCATCTAAACCACCAGTTCTAGCAAAACGCTGAATGTCTGCTTTTGATAATGGCCCTGTTTCCCCTGTTAATCTTGCTAAAGTAGCAGGAAGTGCTTTGGCGGCAATATCGTTACCTGTAACACGACTAATTGTGTCAAATGCACTTGGAGCCTCAGAAATAAGCGCAGATGTTTTTTTCATTGTAGGGTTTGAATCTACAAACTTTCTAAAGTCCATCCAATCTTTTTGTGCCACTGGTGCTCCAGGCGGGTAAACTTTTACCGCCCCTTTGTCTGCAATAGTTCCTCTTTGATCTTCAATCAACTTATTAACAGTTGCTTTTTGTTCTTGCGTTAATGACGCAAAAGACATACCAAACTTTTCTTCTGAAAGTGCCTCTCTGTCAATGCCAAATCGTGGGTCTTTTTCTGGTTTAGTGCGAGTTAATGCCGCCAACTTATCTTTATATATTTGTAATTGAGAAGCAACTTCTGGCGTTTGTTCTTGACCTTCTAATGTTCTAATGGCGGCTTTATAACCAGCCTCTGTTTCGGCTTTCAACACATCTTGACCAACACTTAAACCACGGGCTTCACGCAAATTCCTTGTTGCTTGGGTAATTTTAACTTGTGCTTCTCTAGCATAATTAGCCAATCTTGTTGCTCCTTCAGGATCAACTTGTGCTAATTTCTGTGCGCCAGCCATTATTGACTCTGGATTGTTAGGGTCAACTTCACGCATAACAGCATTTCGTGCGCTGATGATGCGTAACTGTGGGTCTTCAGCACCAAATGCACCAACCAAACGATTAGCACCATACATGATGCCAGTTCTAGCCCTTGCCGAATCTGTTGCCATTTAATTTCTCCTTAGAAGGGTGCGACATCGCCAAAAATGTCTGAATAGCCTCTTGAAAATGCATAACCTCCATAGTCATAAGGAGTGCCACCACCACCACTACCACCACCACCACCAAACATTCCTCTAAAGTTAGGATTCGTACCTGCACCAATCAAAGCATCAGAGAAGGGGTTGTATGAATTGGCTTGATAGTTATATGGAGCGGCATATCTTGCGCCTTGGGTAATGAACTGACCTGTCTGTGCGCCAGCATTTGATGCTCGACCACCTAGTTCAGAACCAATTTGTAATGGTTGTTGTCCTAGTTTCTCAATATCACTACTTGTTCCCAAGTACGCCTTGAATGGGTCTAATGCACCAACTTGACCAGTTTGATAGCGGTTAAGTATGTCAGCACCTGTTCCAAATAATCCAGCACCAAAGGCAACTTGTCGCTGACCAGCCTCTTGAGCACCAGCCGCCAACTGTGCATCTTGTTGTGCCAATGCGTTGTAATAGGCTTCCATTTCAGGGGTTGTAGCACCTAACCCTTGTGCGCCACTAGGTCTAGCACCAGTAGCACCTACCGACAATCCACCACGACCTTGTTGAAATAGTTGGTTTTGCAACTGAGACATCTGTCTCTCACGGCTAGGAGCAAGCAAGTCTTGCTGTCTTGTCATGTACTGTTGAGCAACTTCTTCTGGAGTTTGAGCCAAATATTTCTGACCAAGGCTAAACAAACCACTAGCCGCACCAGTTAAGGGAGCGTATTGGTTTGCCGCTAATTCTGCCTGTGTTAATCCAGTACCTGTTAAGGCCATCAAACGATCTTGATATGCTTTTAACTCAGGAGATAACGTATAACCAGCACTTGAGAGTTTCCCAGACGGATCAAAGCCGAACTGAGATGAACCAAATCGTGTTGTTACCCCAACAGGTCGGAAACGAGCCTCTTCTGCCGCTATTCGTGCCGCTTCTGTTTGTGCATTAGCGGTGGCACTTGCCGCATCTGACGCAGAGTCTCCACCTAATAAACCACCTGCTACTGATATTGCTGGGCCAATCCAAGGCATATTATTCCCCTTTAATTAAAACATCATCTACTTTGGACGGGTCTTTCTCGTCCGTAGCATGAACACAAAACCAAACCACATCGGTGATGGCTTTTACGCCATGATTCTCACCAGCCTTTATGTCAACACAAGCAGGTGCTTCCACAATTTGAATATCACCTTCTTTAACAATCACAACCTTACCCTTGGCAAGAATCCCAAAATGGGAGTAATTGTGTTTATGTTGCAGAAGCATCTGCCCCGCACTAATGTGCGTTTCCTTGGCATACAGTCCATCAGAAAAATGGTGAACCATCATCAATACTTGCCTTCCGCAAACACATTCACAAACAAAATCATGCTGTTCTTGTCCACATATACACCACAATATAGGGAGGCAAGTTAGCATTTGTGCCACTAGAACCTGTTGAGGTTATTGTTGTTGTAATGCTTGCATTTCCAGTTCCAGTATTTGTAAAGTTATCTGATGAAGGAGTTGGATTAGAACCAGCACCAGAAAAAGAACTAGCATTAGTAACGCCATTTGGATGTGTATGACCAGAATCTGTTGAAGTTGCTGTATGGGTATGGCTAACAACAATAGCATCTGCACTACCGCCAGTTGCACCAGCACTAAACCCACCACCATCACCAATAATTGTCTTACCAGCCGCAAATGCTGTCCAAGTACCAAAACCAAGAAATGTACTTGGATTAGTGCTTGCCGTACTTAAATAGATAGACCCAACTGGGTAAATTGTTTGTAATGCCGTGGTTGCAAAAGCAGTAGTTGCTATTGCGGTTGTGTTGTTACCAGCAGATTGTGTTACTGCAATCGTGCCTGTTGGCAATGTGGGCGTACCAGTAAAGGTCGGAGATGCTAAATCTGCTTTAGTAGCAACAGCAACAGCAATGTTGTCAAACTCAGTATTTATCTCTGTACCCTTAACAATCTTTAATGGATCACCAGACGCAAGATTATCTTTGGTAGCAAAATTTGTTGATTTCACATAGTTTGTCATTTCTTCTCCTTAACTTACTCTGCCACGTTTAGATTGAATCTCAATCTTTTGAATAGATAGTTCATTACCTGAAATATTAGTCTCATAACCAGTTTGCACAATCTTTCCAGAACCACTTGCATTGACTTGTAAGTTCTGCAAAGAAACACCATCTGAATACTCGTTAGTCACAGCAGGTTGAGCGTGTACTGCCGTATGCGTACCACTTCCCGCTGTTGTAGTATTGATCGCTGAACCACCAGATGTCAAAGACAGATTACAAGTAGTTGTAGAGACATTAACGCAGTAATAGGTTGTTCCTGTACTTAAACCTGATGGCAAAGTACCAGTAGTTGTCAAAGTTATTGGGTTGTTCAACACAAATGAAGAGCCATCAACAGATGTGATAACCGCAGGGCTTGCATTGGTTATCGTCACAACCTGATTGTTTGGATTGTTGTACTGTGCAACCCCATACTCTGACGTTCCTTGTGTCGGGATATATGTTGTTGCGGCTAAGTAGTTAGTGGAAAAGTCAAATCCCCACTTCATTGTTACAAACTGGTTTGAGCCACCAATGGCAACAATAGATAATCTTTTCAAAATAGACGTAACCGCTTGATCGCCTAGATCAGCATGGTTTGTGTAGTACAAGAAACGATAACTACTTGTATGGTCTAAATACGTCCCATACTTTCCAAGATAGCCATTCTTGCCAATCAGCAAATCACCATTCCTACGGGAAAGCAAAGCAGTTGGCTCAATAGAGTCCCATGTGGTAACCCTAAATGAGTTATCTTGTAACTGAACCCTTGTGTCAAAACAGAACACTTGCTTAACCAATGGGAAAGTTATCAGGTAGAAGGCATCTTTTTCTGAATAAACAGCCTTTAGATTAGCAAGAGTTTCACCAGCAATCGTAGACAACAAGTCGTTGCGTACATTCTTAGACAAGTCTCCCAATGGGGCTGACTTCTCAATAATCGTTCTAGCAAACGAGCGTATGCCAGAGTTAGACAAG